CAGAATGGCAGATAAAAGCGGCCGCGGCACTTATGCTATTACTGTCGATCCTTACGAGTTTAAGAATCTTCTAGGTTTACTGGGTTCATTCCCAGCCGAGTATCAACAGCTCGTTAGAGATCGCGCGCAGCCTTTATCGCAGCGGTTAGCGGGTCAACTAATGATGAGCGGTTTATCCGCTCCAGCTCCACAGACCAAGCTCGTAGTTCAGACGATCAAGACTCCACGCGATCGTCTTGTTCGTGTCGACATCGGCGGTCCTAAGAAGGTAGGTCGTCCGTACGGCGGAGAAGCTTCTAAAAGTGGAAAAGGTAATAAAGTTAAACGACAAGCTGCGCCAGCGGGCGCGCTGTTATGGGGAACGGAGTTCGGTTCTCATGGTGGCGTCGACTCTATCGGTCGCGTGTTTACGAATCGCTTTAAGACACCTTATAACAAGCGAGGCTACTGGATCGCTCCCGCTGTAGACTTCTACGTTCCAGTAGTAGCGCGCGAGTATTCGCTTATGGTGCAACAAATAGCAAACGAATTGAGGCTAAAGTAATGGCGGGCATTCCGAAGATAAAGATTACTTTCGACGCCGACTTCGACGAATTAAAGAAGGGCGTTAAAGGCGCGCAGAATGAAGTCGAAGGATTCGGATCTAAAGTCGGAGACTTCGCTAAGAAGGCTGGAGCTGCGTTCGCACTAGCTGGCGCGGCAGCTGCGGCTTATGCTGGAAAGTTACTTATCGACGGCGTTAAGTCTGCCATCGCAGACGAAGCGGCTCAGGCCAAGCTCGCGACTACATTACAGAACGTTACGGGCGCGACTAATGCCCAGATTCAGGCTACCGAGGCTTACATAACTAAAACGTCTTTAGCTACGGGCGTAACGGACGACGATTTGAGGCCGAGCCTCGATCGCCTAATTCGGTCCACTAAGGACGTTACGGAAGCCCAGAGACTTCAACAGATCGCGCTAGACGTTAGTGCGGGCACTGGCAAAAGTTTATCCGCGGTCTCAGAAGCGTTAGCCAAGGCATACGACGGGAACTTCGCAGCTCTAAAGAAGCTTGGCGTTCCAATCGACGAGACAATTCTAAAGACTAAAGACTTCGACGCTGCCATGCTCGCGCTGTCTGCTACTTTCGACGAGCAAGCCTCGATCCAAGCCGACACATTCCAAGGCAAGATGGCGCGTCTTACTGTTGCATTCGATGAGGCTAAAGAGACTGTAGGTTCTTACATTCTCGACGCCATTACTCCGTTAGTCTCCAGCTTCGTAGATAAAGGCATTCCAGCGATCACAGCTGTAGCGGAAACTTTAGGTAAAACTTTAGGGCCAGCATTCGGCGCAATCTTTAGAGCCATAAGGGACGACTTACTTCCAATCTTACGCGCTTGGTGGACTTTCCTTTACGACACAGTTATTCCAGCCATCGGTAAAGTAATCGGCCCAGTTCTCGAAGGTCTTAGTTACGCATTTAATACAATTAAAAAAGCGGTCGCGGATAACTCCACAGAGTTAGCTCCGTTCTTGCAGTTACTTAAAAACATCTTTGAGTTTATTAGTAAATACTTCGCGCCTATTCTTGGGAATAACTTAAAGCTTGCACTCATGGGCATAAGTAACCTAGTCGCTACTCTAATTACAGGATTCTCGCAGCTAGTCGGATTCTTAACTAAGGCCTACGATCAGATGTCGAAGATCGTTAATCTAGTAAATAGTAATAAGAGCCTATTCTTAGGACAGGCTGGAATTATCGGATCTATTATCGGAGAGATAGGCGGTGCTAGAGCTAACGGCGGCCCAGTCGCGGGCGGTACTTCTTACCTAGTCGGAGAGCGTGGCCCAGAACTATTCACGCCTAACACTAGCGGAATGATTACTCCAAACAATCGTCTCGGCGGATCAGGGGCCAACGTCTTTAACATCACTGTAAACGGCGCAATAGACGCAGAAGGTACGGCTAGAACTATCGTAGACATTCTTAATCGTTCAGCTGCTCGTGGCGGCGGTGGCTATAACGCACTAGTGAGCGTCTAATGAGCGTCTGGACTCCCGAATGGTCGATCCAGATAAACGGTGGAACCGAGTACGTGGATCTAACGCTAACAAACGTCTCGATTACTTCTGGCCGAACCGACATCTACTCCCAGCCTAGAGCGGGTTACTGTTCTCTGGAGATTCTTAACCTAGACGAGTCTCCACTTACTATCGACGTGAACGATAACGTCTTAATTCGAGTTAAAGATTCTACGGGAACTTTCGTTAATCTCTTCGGTGGAGACGTTACAGACATTCAAGTTTCTGTCGTTAATAGCAGCGGAACGCAATCGAATCAGATTATCCGTTTAACAGCTCTTGGAGCTTTATCTAAACTTCCAGTAAGCCTTACAGAAGGCGTCTTAGCTAAAGACTTCGACGGCGATCAGATCTACACAATTCTCTCGGAATTACTTCTTAATAACTGGAACGAAGTCGCTCCAGCTGTAACGTGGGCTAATTATGACGCGACGACGACGTGGGCTAATGCGGAAAACGTAGGTCTCGGCGAGATAGATCAGCCAGGCGATTACGAACTGGCAGCTCGTTCTTCTTCTGTTACAGACGTCTATTCTTTAGTTAGTTCTTTGGCTAATTCTGGACTCGGTTACATCTATGAAGATAATCAGGGCCGAATAAGTTACGCAGATTCAACTCATCGCAGCGCGTACCTTGCTAGTAATGGCTATACCGTTATCTCAGCCCAAGACGCTCTTACTTCTTCGATCGCGACTATTAAAAGAATCGCAGACGTTCGGAATAACGTTACCGTTCAATACAATAACGGCGGAGAAGAAACAGCTAGTAATACGCAGTCCATCGCTATCTATGGCCAACAAGCGCACACAATCCCGACGACCTTACATAATGCCGCAGACGCAGAGTTTCAAGCCGAGTTCTATTTAGGCATTCGAGCCTTTCCACAGGCCCAGTTCCAAGCCATTACTTACACACTGGCCAATAGCAACATAGACGACTCGGATCGTGACGCACTTCTAAACGTGTTTATCGGTCAACCTTTAGACATAACTAATCTTCCGCCGAACATTCTCTTAGGACGCTTTCAAGGCTTCGTCGAAGGCTGGAGATTCTCGGCTGGAGTGAACAGACTCGACCTAACTCTTACTCTCAGTCCTACGGCTTTCAGCTTGCAGTCGATGAAGTGGGAGAACGTGAGTGTCGCCGAGAGCTGGAATACTTTATCTTCTACACTTATCTGGAACAACGCGACAGTAGTCGCATAAAGGAGAAAAAATGGCCACGAGTCCGTTATTCGGCTGGGAAGAACCAGACGACACAGACCTAGTTAAAGACGGCGCAGCTGCGATTCGTACGCTGGGCAACGCTATAGATACGTCTATGGGTGATCTTCTGGGCGGTACTACTGGCCAGATCCTCGCGAAAAACTCGAACACGAACATGGACTTTACATGGGTAACTAATGACGTCGGCGACATTACAGCTGTAACAGTCACTAGCCCAATTACAGGCGGCGGAACTTCTGGCAGTGTAGGAATCGCAATACAGGAAGCGTCAACAGCTCAAAGAGGCTCGGTTCAACTTTCGGACTCTACTTCTACGACTTCATCGGTATTAGCGGCAACGCCGACAGCTGTTAAATCAGCCTACGACTTAGCAGCTGCAGCGATTCCTAATTCAATCATTGACGCTAAAGGCGATCTAATTGCAGCAACAGCGGCAGATACTCCAGCGCGCTTAGCAGTCGGAACGAATGGCCAAGTATTAACAGCCGACTCTACAGCCGCGACGGGCCTAGCGTGGGCTACAGCTGCAAGTAGCGGCGCAACTATTAAGAGCGTAAGAAAGTCTTCTAATCAGTCCGTTACTAGTAGCACTACTTTAGTTAATGACTCACAATTAAAATTTGCCGTAGAAGCCAACGCGACTTATTTATTTCATGTCTGGCTCTGGGTTTACGCGGCCGACGGTACTCCAGACATTAAATTAACTTTCACTGGTCCATCAGGATCGACTCTCGTATGGAGTCCATCGACCGTATACGGAACTTCCGACGGTACGCAGGCTTTAGGTACTGTAAGCGCGGCCACTGTAACGTTAAACGCATTCGTCGACGCTAACGAAAGAAACCAGCTTTACTTCGGTTCAATTCTTAACGGTGCGACAGCTGGAGACGTTCAACTTCAATGGGCGCAAAACACCAGCAGCGGAACGGCGACAACTGTAAAAGCGGGTTCTTACATCTACGGAATAAAGGTGTCCTAATGAGTAAAGTAATTACGAATAAGAAGATAAACATCGACCAATTAGGACATGAATCTAAAGTCGATCTAAACATCATCTCCGAGCCAGACGGCACATTCATTATAGAATCAAGTGTTATCCAAAAGAGCTTAGAATCTTTCGTAGATTCTCACGTCGCAGACGATAACTGGGTAAGCCCTAATCCACCGAAAGTAATAACGATCGAGAATAAGTTAGCTTCTGTCGGACTTTCGATCGACGACTTAAAAGCGGCTTTAGGATTATGAATTACCCAATCGGTACAGCTGCGGCAGTAGTCGAAGTAGCACTTAAAGAAGTTGGCACTGTAGAAGAAGGCGATAACCTTACGAAGTACGGAAAGTATACAAAAGCCGATGGCCTACCTTGGTGCGGATCTTTCGTTAACTGGTGTTTCAATGAAGCGGGCGTAAAGCTTCCGTCGATGGTGTCTACAGCTGCGGGCGCGCACAAACTTAAAGAAGTAAGCCGCTTCGTTACGACAGATCCCAAGATCGGCGATCTTGCATTCATGGACTTTCCGCATGATGGAGTCGACCGTATTAGCCACATCGGAATAGTCGTAGGAGTTAACGCCAAGACAGTTATCACGATCGAAGGTAATACTTCTGGAACTGGCGACCAACGTAACGGCGGAATGGTAATGATTAAAGAACGCGCATTCGGGAGCGGTAAAGAGATCGTAGGCTTCGGACGTCCTAAGTTCGTCGCTTATGCTGGCGATTATCCAGTCGTCGAAGTACCTGTTAAGTCGGCAGCAAAGCCGAAGATTAAGGAGAAGAAAGATGGAAAACTTAAAAGCATTACTCGCAAGCTGGGCGCGTAGCTTCTTAGCTGCGTCTATCGCTGTTTACATGGCTGGAGTTACAGAACCGAAGGCGATCGGCATGGCGGGCCTTGCCGCCGTTCTGCCTGTAATCCTACGCTGGCTCAATCCTAAAGACTCAGCTTTCGGGTTATCGGGGAAGTGACTCGGAAACTACTCGCGGGAAGTCTGGCCTTAGTCCTTTCGGCTGGGCTTTCCGCGTGTGGTTATCAGGGTTGGATTCGTTATGAATGCCAAGAATACGAAAACTGGGAAAAGCCAGAATGCAAGCCGCCACAGTGCGTCGTTACTGGAACGTGCACTAAAGACGTCCTTGGAGACGTATCACATGAGACACACCCGACGCCGTAGTCCAGAAGAAGTCCACGCGCAGCTCATTCTTATAATCGGCGCGACTTTAGCGTTGGTTTTCTTGATCGTAACGCTGGGCATTACTTACGCGCTTATCTTCGTTACTCAGCCCATAGGTAATCAAGCTCCTAACGACGCCGCTTTCATAGATCTACTAAAGACACTTTCGATCTTCTTAACTGGATCGCTTGGTGGAGTTCTGGCGGGTAACGGATTAAAGTCCAAGCCAAAAACGCCAGTCGACACGCCGACAGCCACGCGGGAATCTTGACCTAAGCGCGTTCTTGCTTCACTCTTTACATAGGGAGCGCGAACGTCGCTCCCAGTATCGGGAGCAAGTAAATGAATGAACTATCTATCGTGGTCTTTATGGCCGTCGCTGGAATCTTATGGGCAGCGATCAGCTACTCAGTCGGCTATCGTGAAGGTGAACGTCGCGGCTATCTTCGCGCCCGTTCAATAGCGCGTCACGCAGCTAAGGACGTAAAGTAATGAGCTTCTTAGACAATTACGAAGACGTAGCGGCAAGAATCGCCCGTCTATGGGCCACACACCCTACAGCCAGAGTCCAGACGAACATCGTGGACTTTAACGCAGAAAAGGGCTTCGTTCTTATTCAAGCCCAGATCTTCCGCGAGTACGAAGACGTTAATCCATCGGCTACAGATTACGCATGCGGTAACGTCGCTACCTATAACGTCAACATGAAGAAGTTCTTCGTAGAAGATACGGTAACGAGCGCAATAGGACGCGCTATCGGACTTCTACTGGGAGCAGATAAACGTCCTAC